TTGCCACTCTTCCCGGACGACGAATGAGGGTTGCAGAGCGCCGCGAGGCGCGTATTTTTACGAAGAGTGTTCCTCTCGGGGAGCTTTCACGTTCGCCGCGAACAAACGCGGCCCAGGAGTTACCAGCAAACGCCGAGAGCGACCCCTCTCGGCGTTTTGCGTTTTCCGCCTTTCCCGCAAGCACTTCCGCCAATCCCACCGCTGGCCCGGCGCTCTCCAGTTCGACAGAGACCTATCGGGGTGCGAGAGGAACCTTGATGGTCCCTCTCGCACCCCGAAATCTCGGCCCAAAACTCTCTGAATCTCTGGTTACCACCCCTCTCGGAGTTACCGGCCCGGTCCCTCTCGGACCCCGATGCGTCAACTCGAACTCGAATTGCAAAGGTCATAGGTAGACGAACTCTTCCTGCCAGACAGCCGGCCCGTCGCCAAGCGAAGGTCGCTGTGGGCGCTTCCACCTGGAGGTCCCATGCGACCGCACGACGATCCCGCCACCATGACGGCCGATGAGCGGCTCCGCGAAGTCGCGGCCATACTCGCTGCCGGCATTCTGCGCCTCCGTTCCCGCGCCGCGCTCCCCACCGATCCCGGCCAAGTTTTCGGCCCGAAGAACTTACCGGAATCCGGCCAAGATTGCCTTGAGGTTTGCGGCGAAACCGTGCTCAGTGTCCACAGGGGTTAACGGTTTCCGAGACCTAGAGAAAGGAGCGCATCATGCACCTGAACGTCGGGAAGGAGGTCGCCGCGTTGCAGCGGATGACCGTCAAGGAGCTGCGGGCCAAGTACGCCGAGGCGTTCGGCGAGGACACGCCCGCCAACAACAAGGGCTGGCTCGTCAAGCGAATCGCGTGGCGGCTCCAGGCCCTGGCCGAAGGGGGCCTGTCCGAACGCGCCCGCCAGCGCGCCGCGGACCTGGCGAACGACGCCGACCTGCGGCTCTCGCCGCCGAAGGCCAAGGCCGGCCCGGCGCTGGCCGAGCGCACCAGGACGGCGGCGCTTCGCGTCAAGGGGGACGACCGCCTGCCGCTGCCCGGCACGGTCATCACCCGCGCGTACAAGGGCGAAACCTTGCACGTCAAGGTTCTGCCGCACGGCTTCGAGTTCGAGGGCGAGGTCTACAAGTCGCTCAGCGCTGTGGCCAAGGCGATCACCGGCCAGCACTGCAACGGCTACTACTTCTTTCGCCTCGGGAAGGAGGAAGGCCGATGAGCAAGACACGCAAAGCACCGCCGCCCAGGCCAACCGTCCGCTGCGCCATCTACACGCGCAAATCCACGGAGGAGGGCCTGGAGCAGGAGTTCAACTCGCTCGACGCCCAGCGCGAATCCGGCGAGGCGTACATCAAAAGCCAAACGCACGAAGGCTGGGAATGCCTGCCGGGCCATTACGACGACGGCGGCTTCACCGGCGGCAACATGGACCGGCCCGCGCTCAGGCGGTTGATGGCGGACATCGACGCGGGCAAGATCGACTGCGTCGTTGTCTACAAAGTGGACCGCCTCAGCCGGTCGCTTCTCGACTTCGCCAGGATGATGGAGGTGTTCGAGAAGCACCACGTCTCGTTCGTTTCGGTCACGCAACAGTTCAACACGGCCACGTCGATGGGACGGCTGGTGTTGAACGTGTTGCTGTCCTTCGCACAGTTCGAGCGCGAGATCATCAGCGAACGGACGCGGGACAAGATCGCCGCCGCCCGGCGCAAGGGGAAATGGGCGGGTGGTCATCCGTTGCTGGGCTATGACATCGACCCGCAGGGCTTCAAGCTCGTCGTCAACGAGGACGAGGCGTTCCGGGTTCGGGCCATCTTTGATCTGTACCTGGAACACCAGGCCATGATCCCGGTCATCAAGGAACTCGACCGGCGTGGCTGGCTCAACAAGCGGTGGACGACCCGCAAGGGCCGCGAGCGCGGCGGCAAGCCGTTCACCAAGACCAACCTCCACAAGCTGCTGACCAACATCACCTACGCCGGCAAGATCAGGTACAAGAACGAAATCCACGACGGCGAACACGCCGCCATCGTGGACACGGCGACCTGGCAGCGCGTGCAGGCCTTGCTACAGCGGAACGGTCGCACCGGCGGCGCGCTGGTGCGGAACAAGTTCGGGGCGCTGCTCAAGGGCATGTTGCGCTGCGTCCCTTGCGGCTGCGCCATGACGCCGACGCATACGACCAAGGACGGCAACAAGCGCTACCGCTACTACGTCTGTTCCAGCGCCCAGAAGCGGGGCTGGCACACCTGTCCGTCGAAGTCGATCCCCGCTGGCGAGATCGAGCGGTTCGTCGTCGAGCAGATCAAGTGCATCGGCAAGGACCCGGCGTTGCTGAACGAGACCTTCGCCGAGGCCCGTGCCCAGGGCACCAGCCGCGTCGCGGAACTGGAGGCCGAGCGGCGCGGCCTGGAACGGGAGCTGGGGCGGTGGAACGCCGAGGTTCGCAAGCTCGCAGGCGACGCCAGCACGCCCACCGTTTCCCGGTTGGCCGACCTTCAAGAGCGTATCCGCGACGCCGAGCGCCGGACGACCGAGATCAACGAGCAGATCATCGCTCTCAGCCAAGAGATGGTGGATGAGCGCGAGGTCGCGCTGGCCCTTTCCATTTTCGACCCGGTCTGGGACTCGTTGACGCAGCGCGAACAGGCCCGCATCGTGCAGCTCCTGATCGAGCAGGTCGATTACGACGGGGCCGCAGGCAAGGTGTCGATCACGTTCCGCCCTTCGGGCATCAAGATGCTGGCTGGTGAACTGGCCAACCAACCCAAGGAGAAGATCGCATGACGAATCCCACCTTCAAGTGCAACGTCCACTTCCGCCGGCGCGGCCGGGGCAGCCGTCGGGAAATGGCAGTCGGGCAGGAACCGCCGCGCCCGGTCAGGGAGCCAGGGCGGGTCCCGCGCGTCGCCCGCCTCATGGCGCTGGCGATTCGCTTCGAGGAGTACCTCTGCGCCGGGCAGGTTGCCGACTACAGCGAGCTGGCCGAGCTGGGCTATGTGAGCCGCCCGCGCATCAGCCAGATCATGAATCTCTTGAACCTGGCCCCTGACATCCAGGCGGCTATCCTCTTCCTGCCCCGGACCGAGCATGGCCGCGACCCGATCCACTTGCGTCAGCTGCAACCGATTGCAGCTGCGCCTGACTGGCGGAAGCAGCGCGTCATGTGGAAAGAGCTTGCAGGCGAAAAAACCTGAGAAATCAGCCTGTTTTCACGATGCCGCTGGTCATGGACAAACTTTCACTTGCATGATTTCCGTCCAATCGCTCTGATAAGTATCAGGTCTAAATATGCCGGCCTTCGGGGGCCGGCTTTTCTCAGTGGCTCGCCAACGGGAAAGACAACATGGACCAGGGAAAACGCCGTGGGCGACGGCCCATCGAAAACCTAACGGATGCCCAGCGCCGGACGCTTGGCGAGGTCCGGGCGTTCATAGCCCGCCACAGGTATCCACCAACCGCGCAGGAACTGGCCGAGGTCCTCGGCATCTCGCCGGCCAGCGCCCATGAACAGATCAACCAGCTGGTTCGCAAGGGCTACATCAAGCGCGAGCCGCGCAAGGCGCGCGGGCTCAGCATCATCCGCGACAGCGACGACGGGCCAACGGACCTCGTGGCGGTCCCCTTGTTGGGAAACGTTGCCGCCGGGCATCCGGTCCTGGCCGAGGAGAATCTTATTGGTGAAGTGCTGGTCGAGGGAGGACTTGTTCGCGGCGGGCGATGCTTCGCGCTACGGGTATCGGGCCAGAGCATGGTGAATGCCGGGATCGCCGATCAGGACGTGGTCATTGTGCGGCAGCAACCCATCGCCGAGAGCGGAGACATCGTCGTAGCCTTGATTGACGATGAGGCAACGGTTAAACGGCTTTCCATTCAAGGCCCAAGCATCGAACTGAGACCTGAGAATCCAAACTTCCAACCCATTGTCATCGGTGCCGGTGATGAACTGCGTATCCTCGGGAAAGTCGTGGCCGTGCGGCGCACTAGCGATCCTCCAGGACGTTGATCAATAGCTTGGATGCATTCCAGGCGATTCGCCGGAACCAGAAAGGAGAGGCGTTTCGATGGCGACCTTTACACTGCGGCGTTTCTCGTGCCCGGAAACCTTGAAGGCAATTGAGACCAAGAGGCTGCTCGCCTTTCTCAAGCCTCACCGGCGTTTCCTTCTGTCGCGGGGTGTGACCCTGCCGCAGTCCGCATCGGACGGCGAGCTGGATTACGAGGAGTTGGCCAGGCTCTTCATGACACCTGACGGCAAGACGCCCAAGGCGCTGATCGACGCGCTCTACTTTGTTGACGAGATGGCGACGCCCGAGGGCATGGACGCCTTGCTGGCCGAGGCCAAGCAGCAAAAGCTGAAGCTGGCGCCTGGGTCCGACCACTCGCCTGCCGATATCGCCGTGCAGATCTGGCTCCTCAACAGCGACATCCTGGAACGCAAGCACGCCGAACACTACCTGGCCAAGGTCCGCTCCTTCGAGTCCTATCAGATGGACCGCTACAAAAGGCCAGCGTTCAAGCGGCCCTCGGACAAGCAAATCAAAGCGCTCACCAGCGACCTCGACGACTGGTTCGAGGAAAAGAAGCGCGGGCGCGGGGCGCGGATCATCATGTGCGAGAAGGACGACGGTGTTTGGTTCCTGGTCCGGCACGGCGACCCGTACAAGCGCGAGGAGAGCATTGATGGGGGCACGGCCTCCAGCGTTTACTACCGGCCTCTGAAGCCCGATGTGCTGGTCTACTCGCCTCAAATCGGCGAGCTCCGAATCAACGCTCGGTCAAAGGGGGAGAAGGAACTCTACCGGACCAAGTTCGGCAAGCACCTGTTCGGCGACGAGAACATCTTCCCCGGCACGGAGAAGTACACGCTCGATCCGCTCCGGGAGCAGGGCGAAGACTCGATGGCGCTGGGTGACATCGACGGCATCGAGTGGATCAAGCTGCGCGAGGTCCAGTTCTTCTTCGGCGGCAACCCGTGGGAGGTGGTCACGCGCAAGTCGGATGACGTTTTTGCGATGTTCAAATCGCGGAACAAGTCATTCCCCGAAGGCGGTCGCATTATCCGGGCGACCTTCCAGGTCAAGTTCGCGGACGCCAAGACGCCGCGATCGGTGGTCATCAAGCCGTCCAACATCGCCCAGTTTACGCGCGACGACGACAGCGTGCTGGTCGAGAAATGGCTGGAGGCCAGGGGATTCATCATCAACGCGGAGGCCGAAGAAAGTGAGCAGCCTGAAAAGGTTCTGGCTGGCCGTTGAGTCGTTGCCAAGCCTCGCCGCCGTCGAGACGGAGTGGCTGGCCCACCTGCGCGGCGATTACCACCTGATCAAGCCCTTCCTGCGGCCGCGCACGGTCCGCGCGTCTTCCTTTCCCCGGTCTGACGGCGGCTTGCCGTATCAGGTGATCGAGCATGGCCGCGACGATCTGGTTGGCGTCTGCCAGGAGACAGGCGAGACGATCACATTATCTCGAAGCCAGCTCGTTGTTTATGAATTGGATCAGCAACGGCTGGCCACTCAAGTGGCCGGCGCCCTGGGCCTCGGTGCCGCCAACCGAGTTGGCGCTTATGACGGCCAGATGTTTTCTCTTGGCAGCTTTCGGCCAACTGGTCACTCCGTGGCAGCATTTCTGATTTTGCCAAGTGACTCGGCCGAGGTCGCGTCCGGCGCGGCGTCGCTCATTTCGCAAGGGCTTTGTCCGTTCCTGTTGCTTACGCCGACACGTCGATTCGTAACCGGGGAACTCGACCTGCGGCTTCGTTCCCTTGGGTCCGCGAATCTTCCGCTCGTGGACGCACTTGTTGTTTCCGACGACGGCAAATGGTCCATCGCCGACGTGGCTATACGAGCCGCTTTGCCGGATCGCCCGGTCGAGGATGAACCGCTCAGCGACCGCGCTCAAGAAGTGTTGGTCGCCATGTTACAGTTGAAGGCGGTCGATTCTGATTCTCGGCAGTCGACGGCGGCGATTGCGGCGCGGGCTATGGGCGCCGAAGCCGATGCCAACTCACTCAAACCTGTCATGTCCGAACTGGCCACTCGCCAACTCATTCAAACGCGCGAAGGACGGGGCGGCGGCTGCTGGCTCACCGGGGCCGGCAAGCTGCGCGCTGAGAAACTAAACAAGTCCTGACGAAACTGGTCAACCGTTTCGACACCGTTCGCGCACCGATAAAAACAGCCACTTCAGCGAGACTTCCCTCGTGCGGATCGCCGCGTTGGTGATCGCGTTAACCCACGAGGGAAACCGCTATGAGTGTCGCTGCGCAAGCGCCCGACAGGGGGCGCAACAAGTCTCTTCACCTGTCCAAACACGACCTGTCCGCTCGTCGCGCCGGCCTGCTGGAGCTGATGCAAAGCATCAACTTCGGCCGCATTGAGGGCCTGGCCGTCCTGAATGGCGATCCCGTTCTAGATCCGCCGCCGCGCGTGATCCGCGAGGTGAAGTTCGGCGGCGAGAACGGTCCTCGGCCGGAAATCGACGCTGGCAACTTCCTGCTCAAGACACAGGTCGTCGAGCTGTTCCAGCATTTCGACCGGCTGGGCGACGGCACCATCGAGGTCCTGGAGATCAAGCACGGGCTGCCGTTCCGCATGCTGGTCGCGGAGGCCGCCGCCTAATCACGGGCTTGGCCCCCGCGCGGACAACAACCGTTTCATTCACCTGACATTTTGCCGGCCGCGAAGCGGAGGCGATTGTGGGCGACGCCGATCATGGCGCTCCTCGCATCGCCTCCGCTTCGCGTTGGCCTGCATCACTTCGCCAGTCGTCGTGGCCCACGCCTTTTCTCCTCCGCGGCCGGGAGGAGATTTCCAGTGTTTCACGACGACAACATCGTTCTCGACCGTTTTGCCCAGGGCATCATTCGACGCAAGGTGCGGCTGCTCGTCAACCGCGCCGGCTTCACCAAGCAGGATCGCCAGGACCTGGAACAAGAGCTGGTCCTGCGCCTCCTGCAAAGCCTGGACCTGTTCGACCCGGAGCAGGCCCATCCCAACGTCTACATCACGACCGTGATCGAGCGGGCCGTCGCCATGATCCTGCGCGAGCGGCGGGCCAAGAAGCGAGACAGCGGCGTGGTGCGCTCCCTGGATCAGGGGCAGACCAAGGATGGCAAATCGCCCGAGCCCGTCGATCCAAGGCCCAACGACCAGGAAGTGTTCGACCTGGCCGGCGATCTGGCCGAGGTCTTGGCCCGGCTGCCGAATGACCTTCGCGCCCTGGCCGAGCGGCTCAAGAGCCAATCCGTGTCGCAGGCCGCGCGCGAGCTGGGCGTGCCGCGCACCACGCTCCAGCGCCAGATCCAGCGGCTGCGTCAGTGCTTCGAGGACGCCGGCCTGCGGATTTATTTGTAACCGCCGCGTCAGTTCACCCGCGCATTGCAAAGGTCTTCTTGTAGAGGCCCCGAGCATTTCGCGGGGGAACTGACATGACCAAGGATCTGTACCGCTACTCGTTCCCGCCTCGCGTTCCGGTCGAGGAAATCGAGGCCACGCTGCTGCTGGCCCTTTGGGGCGCAGAGAGCCTGCACGGCGAGGCGCAGGTTCGCCTCGACGCAACCCACTTCCTGGACGCTGATCGGCGTGCTTGCGTCATCGACGCCGGCACGCCGGTCGGCCGGGACGTGAACCGTCTGTTCGTCGGCTTCGTCCGGCGCGAGTTTGGCGACGGCGCCTTCCGCGTGGAGCGCGTTGATGCCGTCCAGAATCATCAACCCGAGGAGGTCCACGCATGATCTTGATGTCCCGCGTCCAGCGCGGACGGACGCCGAAGCCGCCGCGCATTTTGCTGTACGGCATCGAGGGCATCGGCAAGAGCACCTTTGGCTCCCAGGCCCCCAAGCCAATTTTCATCCAAACCGAGGACGGCCTGGATGAGATCGCCTGCGAGAAGTTCCCGCTGGCCACGACCTTCGACGACGTGATCGGCGCGCTGGCGGAACTCCGCGTCGAGAAGCACGACTACGAGACCGTCGTCATCGACAGCCTCGACTGGCTGGAGCGCATGATCTGGGACCGCGTCTGCCAGGAGTCGGGCGTCAAATCCATCGAGAAGGCGGATGGCGGTTTCGCCAAGGGCTACATGCACGCCCTGACCTTTTGGCGCGAGGTCGTCCAGCAGCTCAACGCCCTCCGGGCCGGGCGCGGCATGGTCGTATTGCTGATCGCGCACGCCAAGGTCGAGAAGTTCGAGGACCCGGAGTGGTCGCCCTACGACCGCTATTCGCCGCGCCTGCACAAGCATGCCGCCGCGCTCGTCAGCGAATGGTGCGACGCCGTGCTGTTCGCCACGCGGAAGATTCGCACGCAGACCGAGGACGCTGGCTTCAATCGCAAGCGCACCATCGCCCACGCCCTGGGCAAGGACGGCGGCGAGCGCATCCTGCGCTGCGTCGGAGGGCCATCGTGCATCGCCAAGAATCGTTACGGGATCGCCGAGGAATTGCCCCTGTCGTGGGCGGCGTTCGTGGCGGCCCTTTCCAACACCCAAAAAGAAGGAGCCACAACCAATGGCTGATCTGCGCGGCTTCGACGCCAACCAGGTGGAACCGTCCACCGACTTCGATCCGATCCCGGCTGGCAAGTACCTCGCCATCGTCACCGAGAGCGAGATGAAGCCCAACAAGGCCGGCACCGGGCACTTTCTCCAGCTCACTTTCCAGATCATGGAAGGTCCATTCAAGAACCGCTTGCTGTGGGCGCGCCTGAACCTTGACAACCCGAACGCGACTGCGGTGCAGATCGCTCGCGCGGAGCTGTCCGCGATCTGTCGGGCC